TATCTGATGATGTAGAAATTGGTAATGTAAATTTTGCTGATGGTCTTCTGACTATTACACTTAATCGTATCATTCCAGAACATCAGAAGAAAAAAACATATACGTTATAATAAATAGTATTGAGCTAACTATCGTTGCCACTGGAGCCTCCCTGCCAAATAACAGGGGTGGCTCTTTTTTTTATAAATAAAAATAAACTCCTGCCTGATGAAAACCTATAGAGATTTGAAATTAACTCTGCGTTATCATAATACTCTTAATTCTAAGTTCTGGGTTGGTGAGGCAATTAAGCCAGAAGTCAGAGAAGCATTATTGAAAATTGCTGACGAGTGGGCACGGTTTGCTAACATTCCACTTCACGCTATTCAAGATGTAATCTTGGTTGGCGGTAATGCTAACTATAATTACACCAAGTATTCTGATTTAGATCTTCATCTATTAGTAAGGAAAGAAGAGATTGCTAACTGTCCAGAATTAATTGATGATTATCTTCAGGATAAGAAGCAACTGTGGGCATTAACTCATAACATTCAAATCTATGGGCACGATGTAGAATTATATGCTCAGGATTTATCTGCACCAACTCCATCAGGTCAAGGAGTATTCTCACTTCAAAGTAGTTTGTGGTTAATCCGTCCCGTATATCAAGAAGTTAATTTATCTGATCCAGCAATCACTGCTAAAGTGAAACAGTATATGGATAAGATTGATTTTCTTATTCAGAACAAAGCAGATGACCGTGATGCTTTTGAAAAGTTGAAAGAAAAAATTCGTGAAATGAGAGCATCCTCAATTCAACGTGGTGGAGAATTTGCTGTAGAAAATCTTGTATTCAAAGAACTTCGTAACAGAGGATACTTAGATAAACTCAGTCAGCATTTGAAAAGTCTTAAGGTAACGAGCTTGTCATTGAACTAACTCTGTGCTATAATTGGGTATATTTCGTGAGAGGTTTATGACCGTTCAACTCGTGCTGCTTAAGTCGGGGGAAGAACTTATTGCAGATGTAAGGGAAATTGTGGATAAGGATACTGAAAAATCTATGAGTTTAGTATTCATTAATCCTCATATTTTAGTGACCTCTGGTGATACTTTAGTGTTTGATCCGTGGCTTCCTTTGTCTGATTCACGACAGTTTTTTATCCCTTATGACTGGGTAGTAACTGTTTGTCAGCCAGTCAATCATATTGTAGAAGAATTTAACAACCAATTTGGAGAAAATAATGACAGTCAAAGTGATTCTATTGAAAACCCATCAGTGTCTGATCTCGGAGATTGAAGAACGAGAAGATGAAGATGCTGATTGCGTACTGATTAATCCTAAAGAAATTGTACGCAACTATCTTTATGAAGAAGAAGATGAAATCCCACCTAATTGTTTAGAATTTGGAACAGAATTTCTTGGTAAGAAGGGGGCACGGGTATATTTGACTCTTGATAATTATATTGATTATACTTATCAAAAACAAATTCCCATCAGATCTACTGATATTATGACCATTGTAGATCCTCGTGAGGATGTGCTAAAATTTTATCATGAAGTTGTTGGTTGATGAATTTTTACACAAATGTTGTTATTGTTTCCGACACGGTTCTTTATCGTGGTTTCTCGGGAGGTGAACGTGTTGAGTTGAGGGAGAAATTCTCTCCAACTCTTTTTGTTTCAAGTAAGAATGAAACCAAATATAAAACTCTTGAAGGTGAATGTGTAGAACCTATTAAGTTTGGTGGTATCAATGAAGCAAAAGAATTTGTCAAGAACTATGAGGCAGTAGAAAATTTTACCATCTATGGTAATACCAAGTATCTGTATCAATACATCCTGTCGGAGTATCCTAAGGAAGTTGATTATGATTTTACTAAACTGAATATTATTTCTTTGGATATTGAAACTACTTCGGAGAATGGTTTCCCAAATGTTGAAGAAGCAATTGAGGAAATTCTTTGCATCACAGTCAAAGATTTTACCTCCAAGAAAATTACAACTTGGGGTTGTGGTGAGTTTGAAAACTCTCGTGCTGATGTGAATTATATCTATTGTGAGAACGAGAAAGATCTTCTCTTAAAATTCCAGCACTTCTGGGTTAATGCAACACCAGACATTGTTACTGGATGGAATGTTAAGCACTTTGATATTCCATTCATCTGCCGTCGTATGAATCGTGTACTTAACACTAAGCATATGAAATCTCTATCTCCTTGGAACCTCGTGTATGAGCGTGATGTTTATATTAAGGGACAGAAAAAGATTTACTATGACATTCTCGGAGTAGCTACATTAGACTATTACGATCTCTATCAGAAATTTACATACACCAATCAGGAGAGTTATCGCCTGGATCATATTGCATCTGTGGAACTTAATGCAAACAAACTAGACCACAGTGAGTTTGAAAACTTTCAAGATTTCTATCGTAACAACTGGCAGAAGTTTATTGAGTATAACATCCACGACGTAGAACTTGTGGACATGTTGGAAGATAAAATGAAATTGATTGAACTTGCTGTGACGATGGCATATGACGCAAAGGTAAACTTTGAGGATGTGTTCTATCAGGTTCGTATGTGGGACAGTATTATTTACGATGCTCTTTCACAGGAGAATATTGTCATTCCTCCAAAGAGTGATAGCACTAAGGACCAACAATATGCTGGTGCTTATGTGAAAGAACCTGTTCCTGGTATGTACGATTGGGTGGTGAACTTTGACTTAAACTCTCTGTATCCACACCTGATTATGCAGTACAACATCAGTCCTGAGACGCTCCTGGATGAGCGTGTGAGTGGCATTAATGTGGACCGTCTCCTTAATCAAGAGATTGATACGAGCACCCTGCAGGGGGTTACGCTGTGCCCTAACGGCACTCTGTACAACACCACCAAGCAGGGGTTCCTCCCTAAACTGATGCAGAAGATCTATGATGAACGTACCATCTATAAAAAGAAAATGCTTGCTGCTAAGCAGGAGTATGAGAACACTAAAAATCCTGAATTGCTGAAGGATATTTCTAAGTACAATAACATTCAGATGGCACGTAAGATTCAACTTAACTCTGCCTATGGTGCTATTGGCAATGAGTATTTTCGCTATTTCCGAATAGAGAATGCTGAAGCAATTACTCTGTCTGGTCAACTTTCAATTCGCTGGATTGAAAAGAAAATGAATGAATACCTTAACCGTATCTTAAAAACAGGAGACAAAGATTATGTCATTGCTATTGATACTGATTCCATTTATCTCAATCTGGGTGATCTGGTGCAATCTGTATTCAAGGGAAGAAAAACGCCTGATGAGAAAATTGTTGGGTTCCTTGACAAGATCTGTCAAGTGGAACTTGAACCTTTTATTGAAGGTTGCTATGAAGAACTGGCGAAGTATGTAAATGCTTATGCTCAGAAGATGAATATGAAGCGTGAGAACATTGCCAATCGTGGTTTCTGGACCGTGAAGAAGCGTTATGTTCTTAACGTATGGGACAGTGAAGGTGTTCGTTATAAAGAACCTAAGATGAAAATCTGTGGTATGGAAACTCAACGTTCTTCCACTCCATCATACTATCGAGATAAATTATATGAGGCATACAAAATCATTATCAATGGTACTAATGATGACCTTATTATATTCGTTGATAAGATCAAGACCGATAGTAAAAAGCAAAGTTATGTTGACGTAGCATCACCCAGAGGTTGTAATAATCTTGAAAAATATAGAAGTTATAGTAGCGTTTATAAACCCGCTACGCCAATTGCTGTCAGAGGTGCATTACTTTATAATCACTATGTACGAGAGCATAAGATTACTAATAGATTTCCTATCATCCAAGAGGGAGAAAAAATCAAATTCATCTATTTGAAAACTCCAAACCCAATTGGAGAGAACGTAATCTCATTCTTCCAGAGTATCCCGCCTGAATTTGGTCTGGAAAAGTACATTGACTATACACTGCAATTTGAAAAGTCCTTCTTAGAACCGCTCAAATCTGTGTTAGAATGCATTCACTGGCAATACGAACGTCGTGGTTCACTTACAAATTTCTTTAGTTGAGGTATTATGAGTTTTTTAAACAATGTTATTAAAGAGTTAGACAATCCATACGCAAATGTTGTGGATGATTCAACTGTATGTAAGACGTTTGTTGATACTGGGTCTTACATACTCAATGCTCTTATCAGTGGGAGCATATTTGGTGGTCTCCCATCAAATAAAATCACTGCACTTGCGGGAGAATCTGGTACAGGTAAAACTTTCTTTGCTCTCTCCATCGTCAAGCACTTTCTTGATAGCAACCCAGAAGCACAAGTAATCTATTTTGAATCTGAATCAGCTATCGAAAAGGATATGCTTGGTGTTCGTGGTATTGATATTAAACGTGTTGGTTTAGTTCCTGTTACTACGGTACAAGAGTTTCGCACTCAAAGTATTAAAGTAGTCGATGAATATATGAAACTTAAGAAAGAAGTTAGACCTCCGCTGCTTTTTGTGCTAGACTCCTTAGGTATGCTCTCTACTACTAAAGAGGTTCAGGATGCTACCGATGGTAAGGAAACTAAAGACATGACCCGTGCTCAGGTTATCAAATCCATCTTTCGTATTCTTTCACTCAAGTTGGGTCAAGCAGAAATTCCTTTGATTGTTACAAATCACACATACGATGTGGTTGGTGCTTATGTACCAACTAAAGAAATGGGTGGCGGCAGTGGTCTAAAGTATTCAGCATCGTCTATTCTTTTTCTTTCCAAGAAGAAGGAGAAAGATGGCACTGAAGTTATTGGCAACATCATTAAAGTGAAGGCACATAAGTCACGCTTTACAAAAGAAAATTCCATTATTGAAACGAGGTTATACTATGATGCAAGAGGTCTCGACAAGTATTACGGGTTGGTCGAACTTGGAGCAAAGCACGGAGTATTTGAACCTGTGGGTAACCGTGTTAAGGTGGGGGATATCACTGTATATCCTTCGGTCATTTATAAAGATCCTGATAAGTATTTCACTCCAGAAATCCTCCAAGCACTTGACGAATGTGCCCGAAAAGAATTCTCCTACGGATCTGAATCTTGATGGAAACGATTGAAAGTACAATTCTGAAGAACCTCGTTTCTAACGAGAGTTATATGCGTAAGGTAGTACCTTATATCAAGGGTGAATACTTTACGCAGTATTCTGATAAGATTATGTTTGATATTATTTCAGACTTTGTAGTTTCATATGGTCAATGTCCTACTAAGGAAGTTCTACAGATTGAAGTAGAGAATCGTAAGGATTTGAATGAAGATTCTTATAAGGAGTTACAAATCAAGATTGATGATATCAGCAACACTGAAGTAGATTTTCAATGGATGTTGGATTCTACTGAGAAGTGGTGTAAGCAGAGAGCAGTATATCTTGCACTTCTTGAGAGTGTAAAGATTGCAGACGGCAAGGATAAGAACCGTACTGAAGATGCCATTCCAAGTATTCTTCAGGAAGCACTTGCTGTATCATTTGATGAACATATTGGTCACGATTATATTGAAGATTTTGAAAAACGATTTGAATACTATCACCGAAAGGAAAATAAAATTCCGTTTGATTTAGAACTCTTCAATAAGATTACCAAAGGTGGTCTGCCTAATAAGACATTGAATGTTGCCCTCGCTGGTACTGGTGTGGGTAAATCATTGTTTATGTGTCACTGTGCTGCTGCTGCGCTCACCGAAGGTAAGAATGTTTTATACATTACTTTGGAGATGGCAGAAGAAAAGATTGCTGAACGTATTGATGCTAATCTTCTCAATGTCAATATCAAAGACATTGAGGATATGCCAGAACAATTGTTCAGTAGTAAGATTACAAGACTAGCACAGAAAACTTCAGGGAAACTTATTGTTAAAGAGTATCCAACTGCATCTGCTCACTCTGGGCATTTCAAAGCACTTCTTAATGATCTTTCAATGAAGAAAAATTTCAAACCAAATTTAATCTTTATTGATTATCTGAACATCTGTTCCTCGTCTAGATATAAAGGATCATTGGTTAATTCTTATACCTATGTTAAAGCAATTGCAGAGGAACTTAGAGGGTTGGCTGTGGAGTTCAATGTCCCCATTATGTCTGCTACTCAAACTACTCGTAGTGGTTATGGTAGTACTGATGTTGACCTTACCGACACTTCTGAATCCTTCGGTCTTCCTGCTACTGCTGACTTTATGTTTGCTCTTATAAGCACTGAAGAATTAGAAAACCTTAATCAGATTATGGTTAAGCAACTGAAGAACCGTTACAACGATCCTACTATATTCAAAAGATTTGTGGTGGGTATTGACAGAGCGAAGATGAGGTTGTATGATGTAGAACAATCTGCTCAGAAGGACATTGGCGATTCTGGGCAGCAATATGACTTTGAGGAAGTTGCCAAAACTCAAAGTACTTCAAAGGCAAAACTAACCGATTTTAAATTTTAATCTATGACTATTGATTTGGATAAGTATGTTCAATTTGTTGGTGCTGTTACCAGTCCAGCATCCCGTAATACCACAGAGTTTGTTGATCGCATTCTTGAATTGAAAGATCAAGGTGCTGACATTCAACGTCTGCTTACTGCTGCTTGTGGTATTACTGCTGAGGGCGGAGAGTTTACTGAGATTGTAAAGAAGATTGCATTTCAAGGAAAACCTTATAATGAAGATAATGTCTATCATATGAAGCGGGAACTTGGAGATATTATGTGGTACATTGCTCAAGCGTGTATTGCTCTTGATATGTCATTTGAAGAGATTGCTCAGATGAACTTTGATAAGTTGAATGCACGATACCCAGAAGGAACGTTCAGTATTGAACGAAGTGAGAACCGAGTAACTAATGATATCTAATAAATACCCCCTATAAGGGGGATTTTTTATGGCTAGATCTGGAAAGGAGGCGTGGGAAAAATATTTTAAAGGACAAGAAGTACAAACTACTGTTAAGGCAAATAGCAAATCCAGTGCTAGTACTAATAACCTTAATGTAGGTAGTTCTAAAACTAAATTAGAACATGGAACACCGATCACTGTTTTTGGTGGAGATGAATATAAAGCACAATTAGGTGTGCGATTAAAGGATGGTACATATGGTTTCTTACCTCTTACCAGTATTCAGAAACCTACAGAGCAAAAAGTAAGATATAATATTGAGGCATATAAGTTAATTCAACTTGGTAAAAAAGAAAAACGAATGTACAATGGAGTTGAGTATGACTTCAGAGTATTTAAAACTTCGGAAGAATTAGCAAAATCAATTCTTCACGGACTAGAAAATGAACCATCGGTTCCTGAATATCTTGTTGAGCAAATGTTTGAATTTTTTTATGAGAACGTTGAAGGTGATGTCTCTAAGATAAATTGGAATGCTAATGTTTTAGGTGGTGATAAAACTGAAATTGGAAAATATATTGGTGAGTTACTTCCTGGATTTTTAATTTTATCTAAGAAATTTTCTGCCTTTAGTCAGCAAGATTTTATTTACACTGGTTCTCTTCCAGAATATATTGTACCAGAAGATCCATCATTCTCTGGTGTTGATAGTATGTTTGATTATAGAGAAGTTCAAAAAGATGGAGGTATTTCTGCCATCTCAAGTAAGTATGGTGTTGGTGCTAAAGCATCATTCTGGTCTAATATTATGCCAGAAGTACTTAAGTATCCAGATAAATTTTCTAAAATGTCTAGAGATTCTACAATAAAAAGATTAATTTCTATTGCTAGTAACTATAATAATGTAGAAAGATCTGGTAGAAGTATTGTATTTCAATATGGAATGGAATATTTTCTGGGAGATTTAGTTCACAATCCAGAAGATATTTACAAAAAGATAGCAGCAAATACTACAAAGGTAGATCCTGATGTTGCATCAGTTTCTCGTACAGCAAAAAATAAATTAAGTGTATTAAATAGTAGTGTATATAAAGAAACTTCTGCACCAGTTTTACTTCGTAATTTAAAAGGTGGTAAGTCACTGACATCTATATTTTCTCGTGCAATTGCTGATGAATTGAATGCTGATAATAAAACTATTGCAGCAATTAAAGAACTGGTATCTGGTAAAAATTTCTTTCAACTCAATTTAGATGAAAGTAAATTTAAGAGAGGACAAATTTATTTTAATGTTAAAAAATCATCTGCTGTACAAATTACATTCACTGGAACAAAAGCAGCGACTAATGATATTGCAGCAAAACAAGGAACAGTAAATTACTTATTAAATTAATGGCAAACATAGTAAAACTAAAACATCTTGAACATTTAGAAGATGAAGTTCTGAATTATGGTTCGGAAGGATGTTTTGCTATTGTTAGATTTCTTACCGAACTCAAAGATATGATTGGTAAGAAATCAACAGGAGGATTTCTACAGACAAAATGGGATGGAGCACCTTCAGTAGTTTGTGGTATGGACCCAATGACTGGTGGATTTTTTGTAGGAACTAAATCAGTATTCAATAAGAAAGATCCAAAGATTTGCTACACAGAGGGTGACATTGACGGTATGTATGAGGGTGAGTTAAATAAAAAACTTAAAGATTGTTTAAACTATTTCTCTCAACTTGGTATCAGTGGTGTCATTCAAGGGGACCTTCTATACACTAGTGATAAAAAAACCCAAAGAATAAATGGTGAAGAACTAATTATATTCAGACCTAATACAATTACTTATGCTATCCCAACTGATCATCCGATTGGTCAAAAAGTCAATAGATCTAAAATTGGAGTGGTTTTTCATACTCATTATGCTGGCGGCCCTGATCTTGCAGATATGTCTGCAAGACCTCGCGTGGATATTTCAAAGTTTAGTTCTGTTGATGATGTTGCCGTTATCTCTAATGATACGCAGGTACAGAAAGTATCGTTTACGCAATCAGAAGAACAAACATTCGACAGATACATTCAACGAATAAACAGAATGTGTGAGATTTCTGCATCATTCCACGACTATATTGTAGAAAATTCTGGTACTACTGGTGATGCAAAATTTTTTGTTGGGTCTTATATCAAACCATTTTTCAATAATGAAATTAAGGAAGCAAGAACTATTACTAATGTTGATGCTACTCTAAAATCGTTTGCTGAATTTTATAAAGCAAAGATGGATAAAGAAATCTCCTCAGTTAAAACTGCAGCAGCACAGACAAAGAAGCGTGAATTTTTCTACACTGGTGTTAAATACTTGGAAGATAATGTAAAAGAATTCAAAGCATTTGTGGCACTTTATAAAACTATTCAGGAAGCAAAGTTATTCATCATCTCAAAATTGGACTCACTTGAACAGTTCAGAACTTTTGTTGAGATTGACGGTGGGTATAAAGTTACTACTCCCGAAGGTTATGTTCTCCACCAAGATGGAGATATGGTGAAATTAGTTAATCGTATTGAGTTCAGTAAAAACAATTTCACTATAGAAAAAAACTGGAAAAAATGAGCCTCATAGAATATAAAAGTTGTTACTTCACATTCGGTAGATTTCAACCCTGCACCACAGGTCATGCAGATAACTTTGCGAACCTGAAAAAGATTGCTGGTAGTAATGATTATCGTATTTACATCAGTCAGTCAGTAGATGCTAAAGGTAATAATCCTTTACCTCCCGATGTTAAACTTAGCTATATGAATAAGTCATTACCAGAACATCGTGGTAAAATATTCAGTAGTGCTAGTACCAATTCTCATGTGAGTATCCTACAGGAACTACAATCTCTTGGGTATGATAATGCATATTTTGTAGTTGGATCTGATAGAGTTGCAAAATTTCAATATATAAAACAATATAATGGTAAGGACTTTGTATTCAATGAACTTGATATAATTTCCTCTGGTGATCGTGATGCTGATGGTGATGGTTTTGCTATATCTGGAACTAAAATGAGAAGAGCAGCATTTGCTGGTGACTTCAAAACCTTCAGAACTGGTATTCCTACAGCACTAACTGATCCTGACTGCAAGAAACTTATGAAAGAAATTGCATCTAAATTGCCCACAAACTTTAAATAAAATTCCCAATGAAAAAATTAACATTTGACGACGCTAAAAATAATAAAATATTTACTATCATTGAAAAGAATGGTGATAGTAAATATATTAATTTGATTGAAGATGCATATGAGAAAGCAAAAAAATATGAAAGTAAACTTCCAGAATGGGTTATTACTATGGAAGGAATGTCTGGCGTTCAGTACAGACACTTCATCAATAACTTATTTGAGAACATTGAAACCTCTGACTACCTTGAAATAGGATGCTGGAAGGGGTCTACAACCTGCTCTGCCACTTATAAAAATTCAGTTAAGGCATATTGTATTGATAACTGGAGAGAGTTTGGTGGACCCAAAAATGAATTCTTAAGTAACATTCAGAGATGTATGAATGAAAGTGACGGTAAATGTGATATTCAATTGGTTGAAAATGATTTCAGAAGATTGGAATATAATAACATCGGTAAGTATAATGTGTATATGTTTGATGGTCCACATTCATTAGATGATCAGAGAGATGCATTAATATTTGCTAAGGATGCACTTGAGGATGAATTTATTTTTATTTGTGATGACTGGAATTGGGGTCATGTAAGAGAAGGTACTATACAAGGATTAGAACAATCTAATATGGAAGTAATTTATTCAATTGATCTTAGAACTACTCCTGACAATACTACTTGCACTCACGAGAATGGATATGAAAGAAGTGACTGGCACAACGGCTATTATATTTCAGTAGTTAAAAAAATTAAATAAATATAATATCTCTTAATTCAGTATTAATGTATAATTTTTCTGAATACTCCACAAAAATTTATATGCGTGAGAAGTATTACAACGGTGAAGTGTTCCCAGAAGGAATGAAAGTAAGAAATAATAGCGATAGAGTAGGTGTTATAATTCGTCGTGGACCTAATTATGTTATCTGCTTGGGAGAAGATCAGAAAACTTTTAGGAGTTGGATTTCTGATATTAGTGAGGTCCACGAACTAGGTACTGATGAAACGAGAGAATATCTACAATCAATAACTCCCAATCAAAAAGTTGAGAGGTATGGCAAAACCAAGACCCCTAAGCATACTACTATGATAAATAATAAAAAAGGTACTTACAAGGAAATGTTTAACGATAGTTTTTCTAAATCTTTGATTGAAAGATCTGCCAATGGAATTGGCGGCACAGATTGTTTTGGGGAGGTTGAGAATAAGCAGGAAGTTACAACCGAGTATAATAATTCCTTGATGCAAAGTGCAGTAGAGCATATTACGTCAGGTAAATTGTTTGAGGCTAAGAATAAAAAAGGTAAAGAGCAAGGTGCTGATGGCAAAGCTTGCTGGGATGGTTATAAGTATGCTGGTACTGAGAACGGTAAAGATAAGTGTGTCAAGGTAGAAGGGTATGGTACTAAGAAAAAAACTGAAGCATTAGATCCTGTCGGCAAAGAAGATGGTGATGTTGATAATGACGGTGATACTGATAACTCTGATAAGTATCTGAAGAAGCGTAGGGCAGCAATCTCTAAATCAGTTAAGAAAGAAAATTTTTCTGATTGGAGATCTGAACTTAATGAAAAATGTAATTATACTGAAGAAGGTGTGGAATGCCCTGAGCACGGCAAGGATGCCTGCTCAACAGTTAAGGAAGCAGATTGTGGTTGTGGCACTCCTTCAAAGATGAAGAAGGAAGAAGCTTTAACTAAAGGTGAAACTGACAAGAAAGAAAAAATTGTTCGTTCAATGAAAAAAAATCTTAAGGATTTTAAATCACGCTATGGAGAGCGTGGTAAATCAGTTATGTACGCTACTGCCACGAAAATGGCAAAGAATGATAAATAAAAGCAAACCACATTAACGAGGTCACTATGTCAATCGCAGCAATTTTCGCTTGGGCGACTGCCAACCAAGCACTTATCGCAACTGTTCTTTTCGCAGTTTCTGAAGCACTTGGAGCAAATCCAAAGATCAAGGCAAACGGTATTCTTTCGCTCATTCTTTTACAAGTCCAAGGACAACTAAAAGCAAAGGGTGCTAAAGACGTTACGCCCTGATATAGTATAGTATAATATAATAATACTGATGGGGGATTGCTATGTCCCCATTTTTTATAAATATAAAAAGAACGACTAAATTGGAGAACTAAAATGCCTCTCTGGGGAAAAAGTACAGGCGACGAGTCAAGACCTAAGTGGTTGAGACCAGAAGATCAACCAGCAAATAATCTTAACACCTGTTTTGCAGATGCTCGTGGTTGGGTTATTAAACACGCCAATGGGTTTGAAGAAGTTATTGCTACTATTGGTGGTCTTGGTGGCGCTGGTTCTACTGACCTTTTAGGCAATGCCACGATTGTTGGTGTTTACTTTGCTGCAAAAACTTATGCAAGGAATGCTACTGGCACAGTAACTGTTAATTATAATGAACTTGTTACCGCAACTTCGGGAGCAACTCTTGTTGTTACTGGATCTGTATCTGGCGCTATTACAGCAACTGCTGCTACACAAACAGGTGTTCAGCAAGTAGCATTTACATTCACAGTACCAAACACAGCACAAACACTTTCAATTGCTGCTCAGACAATCTCTGGCACTGTTGTTGATAAGGGCACAGCAACTGCTTCTGACAAGGTATTTGTTGCTGGTGATGTTATCAACACTGCTGCTGGTACAGGAACCGTAAAAACAATCGCTGTTGCATAATAAATGAGATTTGATGAACTGAATGAAGACAACTATATTTTCTTCGCTATTAAACATTATAACAATCCTCAATGTACAACCAGAGAGGAATTTGAAGAGGATCTCAAACGATTTAAGTATGTTAAAAAATTGATTAGGAAATATCTAAAAGATGATATTCTTAAAGATCATTTAATTTTAAATCATATGATCATCCTCTTCAATGTTTTTAATGATGCTACTGTGCCATTGTTGTTTTATAAAATTGAAAGTAATTGTTGGCCAGTTCTAAAATCTTTTTTACTTTATCTTGATAGATTTCCCGAAGGATATTTAAACTATCTTGATCCAGATCTTAAATGTTTAGAAGAACTAAATAAGATATGAAAACCTTAAGAGAACTTTTACAAAAGGCACGACAAAAAGTATGGGAAGATGCCCCTGTTAATTCAGTCGGCACTGGTGCCAATCTTTCAATGCCGCCTGCTGTAGAACCATTTGTTTCTTCTAAAAAGAAAAAATCTTATGACGGAAGAACAAAGGCTGGACGAAAGTTCGTCAATACTATTCTATTAAATAGAGATAAAAGAACGAGAAAAAAAATGACCAACGAAGAATTAAACATTTTTGAAGCTGATGATAATGTAAAGCAAGGTCCTTCAGAAACTGAAAGGGCACAGAAGCAAATTGCTCAGTCGAAAAAATTAAATAGGCAGAAAGAGATTCAGCAAAAATCTCAAGAAGCTAAAACAAAAATGCAGAATAAAACTAAAGAGATGGACACCTTAATGAAGGCTCGTCTGTCAGACTTTAGAAAGAAAGCTAGTGAAAAAACTACTCAACTTCAAAAACAAAATAATAGTTTTGAAGTTGAAGGTTCAGATCTTCAAGAAACTATTGGTACTATTCAAGCAGGTCGTGAAGTTCTTTCTACTTTGATGCGTCTCGCTGGTGATGCTACCTTTGAATATAAAGAAGGATTTGTTCAATTCCCTGATGGTAGAAGTATGAAGGTTAACTCAGATATTGCTAAGAGAGTTGTATCAACCTTTGAAGCACTGGATCACGACCGTCAACAACAGTATCGTTTCTTGATGAACAGGGACGTAGAATCATTCCTTAAAATTATGCAGTTCAGTACAACTTCTATTTAAGGAACTAAAAATGTTTTCTAGAGACTCTTCAGTATCCCAAAAACTAGCAAAATTAGATGTTCTTGAATCTAAATTTGGAATGTATGAAACGTTCTCTAAAGAAATGTTTGACAAATTAGAAAATGCTGTAAATAAAATTTCAGAATCCAATCAAAGAATTGCGACAATATTAGTTAAACACGATGAAAGAATTGATCAGGCAACTAGATCTGATGAATTAATTATTAAAATGATAGATGAAGTTAAAGGCTCAAATACTAAGGAACATATGTCTGTCATTAATAGGATAGATAAAATGGAAAAAGCTATTGATGACCTATCAAAATTTCGTTGGCAGGTAGGTGCTGTAGCGGGTCTTGCCGTTCTCCTCATTGGACTTCTCGTTCCCCTTATTGACAATATGCTCTCACCACAGTACAATGACAGGAGTAAGACCTCTCTTGTTAATGAGTTACATTGATACGAAGTACATCAATCTCATTTCTCCACAACTCGTAAAGTTTGCAAAGAAAAAAGAAGATTTATATACTTTCAGATGCCCCTATTGCGGCGATTCTTCAAAGAATCGTAACAAAACTAGGGGTTATTTTTATCGGAAACGTTCGGATTATTTTTTCAAGTGTCACAACTGTGGGCAGGGCAGGACGCTTACAAATTTCCTGAAGGATAATTCCCCCCTACTCCACGATGAATACGTTATGGAGCGGTATATGGAGGGTCTGACGGGCAAAGCAACGAACACTCCCGACCCCAAATTTAATATCAAACCTCCAGTATTCAAAAAAAATGAACAGTCAGAAGATGAAAATATTTTTTCAAATCTTAAGAAAATATCAGATCTAAATAATACACATCCCGCCAAAGAGTATCTCATAAATCGTAGAATTCCAGAGAAATATTTCTCAAATTTCTATTACATAGAGGACTTTAATGCTTGGGCTTGTTTGGAAAATACTCAACAAGAGTCAAGAATTGTCATCCCATTATTTACGACAGAAGGAAAAGTATTTGGATATCAAGGTAGATCCTTGAATAAAAATACAAAGTTACGTTATATCACTACCATACTAGATAAAGGATATCCTAAAGTATTCGGCCTCAATAATGTAAACCCTTTAGAGAAAATATATGTCACAGAAGGACCATTTGATTCATTATTCCTACAAAATGCCATCGCAATGTGTGGATCTGATGTTACCCTTGATCAGTTTAAATTCACTGATGTTGTTTATGTTTTGGACAATGAACCCAGAAATAAACAGATCGTTGATAGATATGAAAAACTCATTGATCAAGGTAGATGTATAGTTATCTGGGATTCTGAAATTAAAGAAAAAGATATTAATGATATGGCGCTGGCTGGACGAGACGTTCGAAGTGTGGTAGAATGTAGTGCCTATCAAGGACTAGAAGCAAAAATCAAATTAACCTCCTGGAAAAAAGTATGAGTAACGGAATTAAAGTTGTAAAGCGTAGTGGAACAATCGAACCTTTGGATCTAGACAAAATTCATTCTATGGTTGATTGTGCGTGTGGTGGTCTCTCTGGAGTTTCTGCATCACAAGTTGAAATGCAATCTGGCATTCAATTTTATGATGGAATTACAACTGATCAAATTCAGGAAATTTTAATTCGTTCTGCCAGTGATCTTATTTCTTTAGATAATCCTAATTATCAATTTGTTGCAGCACGTTTATTGTTGTTCGGACTATACAAACAAGTATTTGGAGAAGATTGGAATCAAGGATTTCCCTCAATTCAAGGAGTTCTACTTATTGGGGGTCAAAAAGAAATCTATGACTCAGAATTAATCTATAAGTATTCTGATGAAGAATGGAATAAAATTAATAATTTCATTGTTCATAATCGTGACTACTTGTTTACCTATGCTGGCCTCAGGCAAGTTGTTGATAAATATCTTGTACAAGATCGTAGCAATGGTGGAGTATATGAAACTCCTCAGTATGCTTATATGTTAGTTGCAGCAACTATTTTTGCTGAGTATCCAAAACAAACACGATTAGATTATGTAAAAAAGTATTATGATGCAATCTCAAAACACAGAATCAATGTACCAACACCCATCCTCGCAGGAGTTAGAACACCACTTAGACAATTTGCGTCTTGTGTTCTTATTGATAGTGATGACACCCTCGACAGTATCTTTAGCAGTGACATGGCTATTGGTCGTTATGTTGCACAACGCGCAGGCATCGGTATCAACGCAGGCAGAATCCGTGCTCTCAATAGTAAAATCAGAGGGGGAGAAGTTTCTCATACGGGGGTTATCCCATTCCTCAAAAAGTTTGAATCAACTGTCAGATGCTGTACACAGAACGGGATTCGTGGTGGAAGTGCTACTGTCCATTTTCCAATCTGGCACAGAGAAATAGGAGATATTATTGTTCTCAAAAATAATAAAGGAACTGAAGATAATCGTGTTCGTAAACTAGATTACAGTATTCAGATTTCTAAATTATTCTATGAAAGATTTATTAAGAATGAATCAATTTCTCTCTTTTCTCCTCACGATGTTCCTGATTTGTCGGACGCTTTTGGTCTTCCTCATTTCGATGAGTTGTATGTACGTTACGAAGAAGATAGTTTTATTCCTAAGAAAACTGTCAACGCTCAAGAACTTATTCTTGACATCTTAAAAGAGAGAGCAGAGACTGGTCGTATCTATATTATGAATATCGACCACTGTAACGAGCATTCTTCTTTCAAAGATAAAGTTTGGATGAGTAATCTTTGTCAAGAGATTACACTTCCCACTACACCACTAAAGCACATTGATGACCCAGAAGGTGAGATTGCTCTCTGTATTCTTTCTGCTATTAACATAGGAAAAATTAAATCTGATGAAGAGTTTGAATCCCTGTGTGATTTAAGTGTACGTTCATTGGATGAATTGATTGATTATCAGCACTATCCAGTAGCAGCAGCTGAAAAATCTACTAAAGCACGTAGGTCTTTGGGTGTTGGTTATATTGGTCTTGCTCATTATCTAGCAAAACTTGGTTATAATTATAACTCTCAAGAGGCGTGGAATGCCATTCATGAACTGACTGAATCATTTCAATACTTTTTACTGAAAGCATCCAACAATCTTGCTAAAGAGAAAGGACGTTGTGAATATTTTGATCGCACTAAATATGCTGATGGCATTCTTCCTATAGATACCTATAAAAAAGATGTAGACCAAATTGTATCACACAAACTTAATTATGAATGGGAATCTCTTAGAGCATCTATCATTGAATACGGTCTTAGGAACTCAACACTGTCGGCACAAATGCCTTCGGAGAGCAGTTCCGTTGTGTCAAATGCAACTAATGGAATTGAACCACCTCGCGCATACTTGTCCATTAAGAAGTCAAAAAAAGGTCCACTCAAACAAATTGTTCCACAGTATGCAACTCTCAAGAACAACTATACTCTTCTTTGGGATATGCCTGACAATAGCGGGTATATTAACATTGTCGCCATCATGCAAAAGTTCTTTGATCAAGCAATCAGTGGAAACTGGTCATACAATCCAGAAAACTACCCAGATAACGAAGTGCCAGTAAGTGTAATTGCAAATGATTTACTTAAGACCTACAAGTATGGTTGGAAAACAAGTTATTATCAGAACACTTATGACAGTAAGACCGATGCAATTGAAACGGAAGAATTCAAAAAAGAAAATATTCAAAGTTTAGTTAAAAATATTTTAAATTCATCAGAGGAGGAAGCTTGTGACAGTTGTTCAATTTAAAACTAACAACGAAAACAAAATGAAAGGACTAACAGTTTTTAATAAAGAGATAATTGATTCTAAGAAGCAACCAATGTTCTTTGGTGCTCCTTTGGGTGTTCAAAGATATGATTCTTATAAGTATCCTGTCTTTGATAAACTTACTCAGACACAACTCGGATATTTCTGGAGACCCGAAGAAATATCTCTTCAGAAAGATCGTGCTGATTATCAAAATCTTCGATCAGAACAAAAACATATCTTTACTTCTAACTTGAAGTATCAGATTATGCTTGATAGCGTTCAGGGTCGTGGTCCTGGTATGGCATTCACTCCTTATTGTTCTCTACCAGAACTAGAAGCTTGTATGCAAGTATGGGGACTTATGGAGATGATTCATAG